TATGTACGAAAAATTGAAAAGGGTTCAGAAACTGTTATGGGAGGACGGGGATTGCATTGACCAGGAATCCTTATATGAAATCCAGGAGCTGATTGCCGAGATTACGCTTGAAATTGCAAAGGTAGAACACAGAGTTCCGGACTTGATTAAGACTTTCCCATACATTTACGAAGCGGAATAAAACAGAATCTAAAAGAGGCAGTCCTTCGGGGCTGCTTTTCTTATGCCATAAAGGAGATAAACTATGGGTATTTTTTCAATATTTCATTCACGGGATAAGCCTGTGAACAGAACCGCAGGCAGCGGTTTTTCTTTTTACATGGGCGGTTCATCCGCAGGCAAAGCCGTAACCGAAAGGTCGGCAATGCAGATGACAGCGGTTTACGCCTGTGTCCGTATTCTTTCGGAAGCAATCGCAGGACTACCGCTGCACCTTTACAGATATACAGAAGACGGCGGCAAAGAAAAAGCAGTTGACCATCCGCTTTATCTTCTGATGCACGATGAGCCGAATCCTGAAATGAGTTCCTTCGTTTTCAGGGAAACGCTCATGACACACCTTCTGCTGTGGGGCAACGCTTACGCACAGATTATCCGTAACGGCAAGGGTGAAATCATAGCTTTGTATCCGCTGATGCCCAATAAAATGACAGTTGACCGTGATGAAAACGGCAGCATCGTTTACGAATACTATCGTGATGATGACGAGGCTGTCAGCGGAAGCGGTACGGTATTGCTGTCATCGTATGATGTTCTGCATATTCCGGGACTCGGTTTTGACGGACTTGTCGGATACAGTCCCATCGCAATGAGCAAGAATGCAATCGGCATGGCAATAGCCTGTGAGGAGTACGGTGCAAAATTCTTCTCCAACGGTGCAGCTCCCGGAGGTGTGCTTGAACATCCGGGAACAATCAAGGACCCTGAAAGACTCCGTGAATCCTGGAATAAGACATTCGGTGGCAGCCGTAACAGTAATAAAATCGCTGTGCTTGAAGAAGGACTTAAGTTTACGCCGATTTCAATATCACCCAACGAGGCGCAGTTCCTCGAAACCCGAAAATTTCAAATCAACGAAATAGCTCGAATTTTCAGAGTGCCTCCGCACATGGTCGGAGACCTTGAAAAGTCGAGCTTTTCCAATATTGAGCAGCAGTCCCTTGAATTCGTGAAATACACCCTTGACCCCTGGGTAGTCAGGTGGGAGCAGTCAATGTACCGCACTCTTCTTATGCCGGAGGAAAAGAGCAAATATTTCTTCAAATTCAATGTTGACGGTCTGCTTCGCGGTGATTACCAGAGCCGAATGAGCGGTTACGCTGTCGGAAGGCAGAACGGTTGGATGTCTGCAAACGATATCCGAGAGCTTGAAAACCTCGACCGCATACCCGCTGACGAAGGCGGCGACCTTTATCTGGTGAACGGTAACATGATGAAATTGACAGACGCAGGCAAGGCTTACGATTCTGTCGGAAAGGAGAATGATGAAAGCGATGAAGAAGTTCTGGAATTGGAAGAAGAATCAGATAACAAACTCGGAAGAAGAAACCGTCGTTCAGGGAAGAATACTTGAACTGTACGGAACAATAGCCGAGGAATCCTGGTTTGACGATGATGTGACTCCAGCAATGTTTAAAGAGGAGCTTTTCGCAGAATCGGGTCCCATTACAATTTACATCAATTCACCCGGCGGAGACTGTATTGCGGCTTCGCAGATATACACGATGCTGATGGATTACAAGGATGATGTAACCGTAAAGATTGACGGTGTTGCCGCATCCGCTGCGTCTGTTATTGCAATGGCAGGCACAACGGTTCTCATGGCACCTACGGCTCTTATGATGATTCATAATCCCGCTACTCTTGCTATGGGCGACCATACGGATATGCAGAAAGCAATCGCAATGCTTGACGAAGTCAAGGAAAGCATCATCAACGCATACGAAATCAAAACCGGACAGTCACATACAGTTCTTTCACGCCTCATGGATGCGGAAACCTGGATGAATGCAAAGAAAGCAATCGACATGAGTTTTGCCGACGGTTTCATTGAGGATGAAAAGAAAACGGTTGTGCCTGTTCCCGCTTACGCTTTTTCAAGAAGAGAAGTTACGAATGTACTTCTGAATAAAATCATTGAAAAAACAGCGCAGGACAAAACTCCCGAAAAGGAAGTTGTAATTGTAAACGAGCCGCTCAAAGGTGTTCCGAAAGAACAGCTGATGAAGCGGCTTAATTTATTAAATCATTAAGAAAAGGAGAAATATCAATGGATAAGATTATTGAACTCAGACAGAAGCGCGCAAAGGCATGGGAAGACACAAAGGCTTTCCTTGATTCACACGCAGACGCAAATGGTCTTCTCTCTGCAGAAGATGAAGCCACCTATGACAAGATGGAAGCCGACATCACAAAGCTCGGCACACAGATTGACAGACTTGAGAGACAGAAGGCACTTGACCTTGAACTTTCAATGCCTGTAAGCAAGCCTCTCACGGAAAAGCCTTCCTCATCAAAGGCTGATGAAAAGACAGGCTTCGCAAGCGACGAATACAAAAAGTCCTTCTGGGACTTCATGAGAACCGCGCCCGGTTCTATCACTCCGGCAATTAAGAACGCTCTTCAGATTGGTACGGATTCCGAAGGCGGTTATCTCGTTCCCGATGAATTTGAGAGAAAGCTCATTGAAGCTCTTAACGAACAGAGCGTATTCCGTTCACTTGCTACCGTTATCAAAACAACGAGCGGTGAAAGAAAAATCCCTCTTGTTACAAGCTATGGTCAGGCTGCCTGGACTGATGAAGAGGCACTCATTACTGATAGCGACGACACATTCGGTCAGGTTTCTCTCGGTGCACACAAACTTGCAACTCTTGTCAAGGTTTCGGACGAACTTCTCTATGATTCGGCTTTTGACCTTGAAAAGTTCATCGCGGCGCAGTTTGCGAGAAGAATTTCCGAGAAGGAAGAAACAGCCTTTGTTTCGGGCGACGGCTCATCCAAGCCCACAGGTATCCTTAACGCCACAGGCGGTGCGGAGGTGGGTGTAACAGCCGCAAGCACAACCGCTCTTACCTCAGACGAGCTTATCGACCTTTATTATTCTCTTAAGAAGCCTTACCGCAAGAACGCTGTATTCCTTACAAACGATGCGACCGTAAAGGCAATCCGCAAGCTCAAGGACAATAACGGTCAGTATCTCTGGCAGCCTTCTATAGCGGGCGGTACACCCGATAAGCTCCTTGACTGCAACCTTGTAACTTCATTTGCAATGCCCACTATTGCCGCGGGTGTAAAATCAATCGCCTTCGGTGATTTCTCTTACTACTGGATTGCCGACAGACAGAACCGCATCTTCAAGAAGCTCTCCGAGCTTTATGCCGCAAACGGTCAGGTCGGTTTCATCGGTACACAGAGAGTCGACGGCAAGCTCATCCTTCCCGAAGCTGTAAAGGTGCTTCAGATGAAGGCAGGTTCCGGTTCAACCGGCGCCTGATTTAATTAAGGAGGCGGCATAAATGATGCATCTGCTTGAAATGGTAAAGAAAAACCTCATCATTGAACATGACGAGGACGATGAACTCATAAAGGAATTCATTGATTCTGCTGTTGATTACGCAGAGAAATATCAGCACCGTGTCAAAGGCTTTTATGCCGTACATCCTATGTCTGCAACAACCCGCCAGGGAGTCGTTATTCTTGCCTGTCATTATTATGAGTCAAGAGACGGCTCCACGGGCGGTTTCTTCAATGACAGCACAAACGCTGCCAAGCAGATTATGACCACGGTGAATTTTCTGTTCCGTCTGGACAGAGATTGGAAGGTGTAGCCGATGTCTTTCGGTAACATGACAACACCAATCACAATCAAAAAAATATCCTACACAAAAGATGCGGAAGGTTTCAGAATACCTCACGAAGAAATGATTGCTTCGGTTTACGCATATTTTGAACCGAAAAATTCAACAGAAAAATGGATTAACAGAGCCGTGCTGAAAGACGCATCGGCTCTTTTCCGTTTTCGGTATATTCCCGGAAAAGCAGTTGATACCTCAATGGTTATTGATTGCTGCGGTGAAAGATACAACCTTACATCTGTTGAAAATGTGAGGCAGAAAAATATGTATTATGAGGTCGTAGGCAGACTGGAGGTAGAGTCCGGTGGCGAAGATGACGGCTAAAATGCCTGATGAGCTTATTGCAAAGCTGACCCGGTTGGGGAGCAGAACAGATGAAGTGTGCGAGAAAGCTCTGAAGGCAGGCGCAGAAGTAGCGGAAAAAGCAGTCGGCACAAACCTTAATGCTGTTGTGGGTAAGGATACAAAACATAAATCACAGTCAACTGGCCAGCTTGAAAAAGCTCTGGGTATTTCACCGGTGAAGGTTGATTCCAAGGGCAATTACGATATTAAGATAGGTTTCAATGAACCCCGTTCCGACGGAGAAAGCAATGCGAAAATTGCAAATATTCTGGAATACGGCAAGGTCGGTCAGCCGCCGAAGCCGTTTCTGAAGCCTGCGAAATCAAAGTCCCGTAAAGCTGTGATGTCAGCTATGACTGACGCACTTACAAAGGAGATGGAAAATATATGAATGCGCTGAAAGAATTGAATACACTTCTTGATTCTCTGAATCTTCCGGTTGAAACCGGTGTGTTCAGCAACAAAGCGCCTGACACATATATTGTTCTCACTCCGCTTATAGATGTTTTCGATATTTATGCGGATAATCGTCCTGAAGTTGATGTTCAGGAGGTACGCATATCACTTTTTACAAAACACAATTATCTGGAAACCGTGTATAAGATTCTGTTCTCGTTATTTAATCAGGATTTTACAATCACCGAAAAAAGATACATTGAACATGAAGATGATACCGGTTACCACCATTACACCATTGATGTGGCGAAACATTATTTATTTCCAAAGGAGGAAGATGAAACATGAGTACAATTGGTTTTGACAGCCTTTACTATGCTCCGATTACTGAAAGCACAGCAGGGGAGGAGACATACGGAACTCCTGTTATTCTTGCAAAGGCAATCAGCTGCGACCTTTCCGTTGAACTTGCCGAGGCTATTCTTTATGCGGACGATGCAGCAGCGGAAGTAATAAAAGCCTTTAAGGAAGGCAAACTTTCTATCGGCATTGATGACATCGGTGTTTCAAAAGCACAGGTTCTTACCGGTGCTTCTGTTGACAGCAACGGTGTGCTTGTTTCATCCGGTGAGGACATCGGTTCTCCTGTTGCTATCGGATTCAGAGCGATGAAAGCTAACGGCAAATACCGTTATTTCTGGCTTTACCGTGTACAGTTCGGTGTGCCTGCGACAAATTTGCAGACGAAGGGCGACAGCATTTCGTTCCAGACGCCTACCATTGAAGGTACGGTAATGCAGAGACATAAAACATCAAGCAGCGGAAAACATCCGTGGAAGGCTGAAGTAACCGAGGGAGATACCGGTGTTACGGCTTCAGTTATAAGCGGCTGGTTTTCATCTGTATATGAACCGGGAACCATAAACACGGCAAATATGCCCGGCGGCGAAATTATTGAAGATGAGGAGAACTAATAATGAATGCAATAATCACGGAAGAAAACACAGTTGAACCCGAGCGTTCAGCATTTATTACCCTCGGAGGTACAGAATATCAGCTTATTCTTACAACCCTTGCGACAAAGTCAATCGCCCGCAGATACGGCGGACTTGAAAACCTCGGTGAGAAACTTGCGAACACAGAGCATTTTGAAGATGCCCTTGACGAAATCGTATGGCTGATTACACTTCTTGCAAATCAGTCAATTATGATTTACAACCTCTGGCACAGCGAAGCGAAGAAACCGCTTCTGACCGAAGAAATGGTTGAGCTTCTCACTTCACCCTATGACCTTGCCGATTATAAAAACGCCATCATGGTGGCTATGTATAAAGGCGCAAAGAGAAATGTCGAGAGTGAAGAAACCGACACAAAAAATACGGCGGCCGAGTAAATGACAGTGAGACATTTGCTCGGCTCATTTATTACGGTGTTACTTGTCTTCATCGCGCAGAGCGTGAAGTGTGGCTGATGCCGCTGGGACACCTTATGGATCAGATTGAGGTTCATAAACAATACACAGGAATTTCCAAACCGAAAAAGGTTCTGACCATTGACGATATTATTCCTGTGGAGCTTGAGTAAGGTGGTAAGATGGTAATCATTTTTGTGCCTTGAACATTACCATCTTACCCACTTTTTTGTAATCTATAGTTTACATTTTTCTGAAAATATAAACTATAGACAACATTTTTTTAAGGCAGGTGAAATATTATGTCTGATTCCTTCGGTCTGAAGTTGGGCATAGAGGGTGAAAAACAATTCAAACAGGCTTTGAAGGACATAAATTCCACCTTTAAGGTTCTGGGTTCTGAATTAACCCTCGTATCCTCACAGTTTGATAAACAGGACAAATCTGTGGAGGCTGTAACGGCCAGAAACAAAGTCCTGAATAAAGAAATAGCAGAACAGCAGAAGAAAATTGCTCTCTTGGCAGATGCTCTGGAAAGTGCGACTAACTCATTCGGTGAGTCTGATAAGCGTACACAGAACTGGCAGATTCAGTTGAATGAAGCAAAAGCAACCCTCAATAAACTTGATAAAGAGCTGGAAGAAAATACAAAGGCTCTTGATAGTACTGCAGACGGATTTGACGATGCTGAAAAGGAAGCAGACGATTTCGGCGATGAAGTCAAAAAAGCCGGCAAAGAATCCAAGGACAGCGGAGATAAGCTGGAGAAACTCGGAGGCATTGCAAAAGGCCTCGGTGTAGCTCTTTCCGCAGCTGTTGCCGCAATAGGTGTAGCTGTAAAGAAAACTGTCGGAATGATTGATGACTGCGTTGAAGTTTATGCGGATTTCGATGACTCAATGCGACAGGTTGCCGCTACAATGGGTATGTCTTCCGACGAAATAAACAAAAGCGGCGGCGACTTTGATAAACTGGCACAGGCGGCAAAAGACGCGGGTGCATCGACCCGTTATTCCGCTTCCGATGCCGCGGATGCTCTTAATTACCTCGCACTTGCAGGTTATGACGCGAATAAATCCATAGAGGTTATGCCCAAGGTTCTTGACCTTGCCGCAGCAGGCGGTCTTGACCTCGCATACGCATCTGACCTTGTTACTGACTCAATGTCAGCGTTGGGTCTCGGAACCAATGACCTGGATAAATTCATGGACCAGATGGCGAAAACAAGCCAGAAGTCAAACACATCCGTTCAACAGTTAGGTGAAGCGATATTGGTTTGTGCCGGTACTGCTTCAATGACCGGACAAGACCTTGATAATATAAACACAGCTCTCGGTGTTATGGCCGATAACGGTATAAAAGGTGCCGAGGGCGGTACTCACTTACGAAATGTCCTGCTTGCACTTTCGTCTCCGACAGATAAAGGTGCAAAGCAGTTAAAAGCTCTCGGTGTTGAGGTGTTCGATGCCAAGGGTAATATGAAACAGCTTGATGTTGTTCTCGCCGACCTTGAAAAGTCAATGGCGAATATGTCCCAGGAAGAGAAAACCGCGGCGATAAAAAATATTTTTAACAAAACAGATATTGCCGCTGTAAATACACTCCTGGGTTCAACATCGGGAAGATTTAAAGAACTAAACGGACTGGTTCTTGATTCTGCCGGAGCCGCAAAGGAAATGGCAAATACGATGGAGTCAGGCCTTGCGGGTACAGAACGTTCCTGGAAATCAGCACTTGAAGGTTTACAGATTGAAACCGGAGAAATCTTCGCGGGAATAAAACAAACAGCTCTCGGAAGTCTTACGGAAATAGTCCGTGGACTGACACAGGGACTTGCCGATTCCGGCGGCGACTGGAGTAAAATCGGAGATTCAATTGGTGTCGCATTGGATGGCGTTTTAGCAAAAATAAATGAATATCTGCCTACCGTTGTTAATATGGCGGTAGGCATTATTAATGCCCTGGCTTCGGGACTTGCCGCAAATACAGACAGCATCGTTTCGGCCGCTGGACAGATACTCAGTTCTTTGATCAGCTGTTTGAACGAAACTGCTCCGAAATTGATGTCTGTAGCAGTTCCGCTCTTATTAGCACTTGTAGACGGACTTATTTCAAATCTGCCTATGATAGTGGATTCTGCTTTGCAGATTGTATTAACCCTGGCAAACGGTATAACAGAGGCCTTGCCTGAATTGATACCTCAGATTGTAGAAACTGTGGTAACGATTGTAAATACACTTCTTGATAATCTGCCGATGCTGATAGATGCAGCTCTGCAGATAATTCTTGCACTTGCACAGGGTATCTCCACCGCGCTTCCGGAACTTATTGCAGCATTACCGCAGATTATTGCGTCAATCGTCACAGAACTGACTGTTTTAATGCCGCAGATAATTCCGGTTGCAATCGATATTATTTTCACCCTAATCGATGGCATTCTTTCTGCGTTACCGGAACTGATAGCAGCAATACCAAATATAATAATGGGTGTTGTGCAGGGAATACTTGACAATCTTCCGACACTTATTCTTTATGCTCCCGAAATTATCACTGCGTTAATAACGGGTCTGATTGGAGCAATTCCTGCTCTTGTAGGCGCAATACCGCAGATAATAATCTCGATAGTAAATACATTCAAATCGTACGACTGGAAATCCATCGGTACGAATATCATGACCGGATTACGAGACGGTGTATCCGGTATGATAGAGAAAATAAAGGAAAAGTTCAAAGATGTTGTTAATTCAATAAAAACTACATTTCAAAATCTACTCGGAATACACAGCCCTTCGACCGTTTTCGCGGGTTTCGGTAAAAACCTCCTGGAAGGTTTATGGAACGGTATCCAGAATGTCAAGAGCTGGCTGATTCAGAAGATTCGCGGTCTTGGCTCTGCAATTACAGATGCTTTGAAATCAGTCCTCGGAATACACTCTCCGTCAACCGTCTTTGAAAACGAAATCGGTAAAAACCTCGGTCTCGGTGTCGGCATCGGTTTTGAGAAAGCAATGGACAAAGTAAAAGACGATATGGCAAACGCTATACCGACTGACTTTGATTTACAAGCAAATGTGAACTCCACTATCGGTTCAACGGGAATCAGCAGAGGATTTTCACTTACTCTTCATATTGAAAACTTTTATAACAATTCGCTGCAGGATATTCGACAGTTGGCAGAAGAACTCTCCACAGTTCTGGCGAATCAGGTCAGCAGAAAGGCGGAGGCGTTTTAATGGGAATATTTTTATTTGATGAACATACTTCTGATGAGTTCGGAATATATACAGCGGAAAAGGACATACATTCAGCACCCGCGAGGGACCAGAGCATTATCTCTGTTCCCGGCAGAAGCGGTGATGTTGTTATTGACAACGGCAGATATGAAAATGTAAATGTTTCATATACCTGCTATTGCAAAGACCTCATCAATGATATGTATAAAATAAAGGCGTGGCTGTGCCGTCCGGGTTACTGCGCTCTGCAAGACCAGTATGACCCTTTGCTCATACGCTATGCCTGTTTTTCTTCAAATCTGAAAGTCGATGAACTGATTAACAATGTCGGAAAATTTACGGTGAATTTCAATTGTAAGCCGTTTAGGTATTATATTCTCGGATTGTTAGCTACAACCATTACAAGTACAAGAACATTTGAGAATCCTTTTGAATTTGATTCTCTGCCGATAATAAAGGTGTACGGCAGCGGTTCAGGTACACTCCACATTAACAGCCGCTCATACGCATTTACAAGCATTCCGACAAACCTGGAAATTGACAGCGAGTTAATGTGTTGCTACAAGGGTAATGTTTTATATAACGACAGAATAAATTTCACCGAGTTCCCTTATCTGGAACACGGTGATAATGATATATCCTGGACTGGCGGTATTACAAAAGTTACTGTTACTCCGAGGTGGAGAACATTATAAATATTCAAATAGCATATTCCGGTAGAATATTTCCTTTATCAATTAACTCTTTAATTGACGGGTCATCTTTCTGGATTTGCTTTGTTACGTATTTCAAATATGTCCACATAGCCAATAAATCATCTTTATCAAGCCCAACTGATAAGGAGTTCGCACTTAAAGAACCATCGCTGCCCCAGAGATTAATTACTAATTCACAGAAAGCATGGTCAATATCTTTCGTGGGATAAAACTTTAATTCTAAATCAGGCTCGATAAAATCAAGAGAAAACTCTTCATCCCTGTTACCAATTAACACTTCTTCTAAAACATTACGTATTTCTAATACTTCATCACTCATTAAAATAGATCCGCCGGGATGCACATTTACCTGTCGGCTGACAAGGCTCATTTCAACATCACACCAGTTATCATATGGGTCTTCGGTTTTTCTTGTAAAATGCCAATCGGTAATTTTTAATTGTGTATCTATGCCGCATAGGTCAAGCTTTAATCTCATAGCTAAAACCTCCTTACTAAACTAAATAAATCCTATCATAAAAATAAACAATAATCAACAGGTGGTGATACCTTGATTCCTATACTCTTATCCGGCACAACAGTTAAAGGCTTCTTACAGGAAGCAATTTCCTGTTCTGTCACCGAAGAACGCAACGGCATTTATGAACTGACAATGGAATATCCCGTAACAGGTCAGATGTTTTCAGAAATCGCCGTTGACCGCCTTTTAAAGGCAAAGCCGAATGATACGGCTGACTTACAACTTTTCAAAATCTATGAAATTACCAAGCCTATAAACGGCATTGTAACTATAAACGCAGAGCATATTTCCTACGCGCTTTCGCATTATCCTGTAAAGAATGTAACCGCAAGCGGAAACGCCGCAATCGTCATTCAGGCAATTCTGGATAATGCCAATAATAACCTTTCAAAAAATCACGGATTCTCTGTGGCAACAACCACCGGCATGACTTCAACTAATACTTTTTCATATGTGGTAGGTTCTGCTCGATCAGCTCTCGGCGGCTCGGAAGGCTCCGTACTTGATGTTTTCGGAGGAGAATTTGAGTTTGACAACTATGTAATCCGTCTGCATAAGAATCGTGGTAAAGATACCGGGGTGCTTGTAGCATATGGAAAAAATCTAACCGATGTTAAGGTAACCACATCTATGGAATCAAGCTATACGCATTTGTTTCCTTACTGTTTGAAAGACGATGTGCTGACAACCACGAGCCGTATTGCCGTAACCAATAACAGCGGCATTGCCGAAAGAGTTCTCATAAAAGACTTCACTTCATTTTTTGAAGACGAGGAAGAAATAACTGCATCTGCAATAACAACAAAAGCGAGAGCCTGGCTTGCCCAGAACGATATAAATTCACCGAGCGTTAATGTCTCGGTGTCTTTTATTCATCTCTGGCAGTCCTCGGAATATGAGGAAGTGGCTGTACTTGAAAAAGTATCCCTCTGCGATTATGTTACCATCCGCCATCCGCAGCTTGCGGTTGATGTTAAGGCACAGGTCACAAAAACTGTGTACGATGTTCTTGCCGAAAGATATGAGAAAATCGAACTCGGCTCTGCTAAAGCAAACTTCGCTGACACAATGAAACAGGCGACATCAAAACTGCAGGAAGCAATCAATCTTATAAATAAGACAGATAACACTTCCGCAATTACAGCGGCATACACCGCTGCCATTGAAGCGGCAACAAAAGCCATCACAGGCAACAGCGGTGGTTATGTGCTACTCAACCCGGAGAACAATCCGCAGGAAATTCTCATAATGAATACCGCAAACAAGAACACCGCGACAAAGATGTGGCGGTGGAACTTAAGCGGACTCGGATACAGCAGCAACGGATACAGCGGACCATTTAAAACCGCAATTACAATGAACGGAGCAATCGTAGCCGATTTCATTACAACGGGTACGCTGACGGCAAACATCATAAAAGCAGGTGTCCTTTCATCTGCTGACGGAACATCATATTTCAATCTTGAAAGCGGACTGATACATACAGCAAACGCTGAAATTGTCGGTGGCAGCATCAGCATTGGCGGTGAGAAATACAAGACTGTAATAAGTGACGGATGGATTAGACAACATCTCTCTTCGGCAACATCGGAAGTCGGAGGCCTTATACCAATATACCTTGACAACAGTAATCATTTTCAATGCATATACTGCTCCAAAAGTTCAACGGCAAAAGGGGTAACAATCGGCTACGAAGCAAGTGACGGCAGTATCGTTGCATTGGGTGAATTTTTGAAAGGTTCTATAAATTTCCGAAAGAAGACAACCTTTTACTACGATATCGTTACCAATGATATGGCTGGTAATACTTTCGCCGCTGTAACCCATTACAGAACCACTACCTTTGGCGGAGAGAATACAAGTTCATACACCGCCATAGCTACCTTCGGCTGTGGTGTTGCTCACAGCAAGCCGTCAGCGGCTTTACAGCTTCAGAATTATGGTTCTTCAACCATCACCGCTCGTTTGGATGTGTATGCCAGTGAAGGTGAAGCAATGATTTGTCTTCGCGGAAACAGAGGAAGTTCATACTCAAACGAATTGGAGCTTGGAAAAAATATCTGGTTCAATTCAGGTGAAATAAATGCAAAAAAATTCAACGCATCCTCAACAGAAGAAATCAAAGAAAACATCCGAAATATTGATACCGCGCTTGATGTTATAAAAAGCGCACCCGTATTCAAATATAATCTCATATCCGATGAACCGATAACAGAGAATGAGGATGTGGAGGCTGCGGTATTTCATACTTGTTCTGCCGGTGTGCCGGAAGTAATTATTATCGGTGATGAGGACATCCCCATAAACACATCGTCCCCAGATGACGAAGAGTCTGAACCTGAACCGATTACCAAGGACAGCGTTGGCTTTGTTATCGGAGAAGATACTCCAGATATTCTTTTGTCGGAAGACAAAAAGCACATAGACCTTTATACCGTAGTTTCACTTAACTGGAAGGCAACACAGGAAATACTGTCAAGGCTTGAAGCCTTGGAAGGAGGAACACAGTAATGGAAGAAAAAATCCGTGAAAAGCTCAAGGAGTTAGCTTCACAGAAAGAACAGATAATGGCGCAGCTTAATGCCATTATGGGAGCGGAACAGGTGCTTAATGCCTTGCTCAATGGGGGAGAAGAGGTGAAATCCGATGATGATTAATGTCGGCAGCCTTTTTGCAATAATGGGAATTCCGTCCGCTGTGACGGGATTTTTCTTTTGGCTCTTGAAGCGTTATATCGATAAGCGTGAAAAACAGCGTGATGATAAAGACGCTGACAGAGAAAAGCATGACCTTTTGCTTATGAAATGCGTTAACGCGTCCATAGCTCTGGGGGAGGCATCAGCCATTGCACTGCGTGATGGAAAAACAAACGGTGAAACAGAGCACGCACTCAGTCTTGCGAATGAAGCAAAATCCGCACAGGCAGATTTCCTTGCGGAACAGGCAATAAAGAATTTACATAAGGAGAATTAAGATGAATATTTTTAAAGATTTTATTTCTGAATACGGTGTTCTTATAATATACACCGTGCTTACCGCTATTGCCGGATTCATCGGCACACAGATTAAAAGGCTTTATGAGCAGCATATAAACACCGACCGAAAGCGCAAGGTTGTGGAAACCTGTGTAAAGGCTGTGGAGCAGCTGTACCGTGACCTTGACGGCACTGAAAAGCTCGAAAAGGCGAAAGAGAACATACTTGAAATGCTCACACAGGAAGGTATTGTTATATCTGAAATTGAAATGGATATGCTGATTGAGTCGGTGGTGGCGGAGTTTAACCTTCTCGAATTGAAGATAAAAGAATAAATAAAAGATATAATTTTCCCGATAGACATTCCCGAATGTTTGTCGGGAACTTTTTTGTTTGGAGGTATATAAATGGATTACGGATATGTTCGTGTATCAAGCAAGGAACAAAACATCGCAAGACAGATGGAAGCTATGGAGGCATTGGGTATCGACAGTAAGAAGATTTTTGTGGATATGCAATCCGGTAAAAATTTCAATCGTCCTGCGTATAAGAAGCTGCTGCGTAAGGTAAAGCCGGGGGATGTTATTGTTATCAAGTCAATAGACCGTCTCGGCAGAAATTATGATGAAATCCTTGAACAATGGCGAGTAATTACAAAACTTAAACAGGTTGATATTTATGTACTTGATTTTCCGCTCCTCGACACCAGGAAAAAGGATAATGACCTTACCGGTACATTCATCGCCGACCTTGTTTTACAGATTCTTTCGTATGTGGCGCAGACAGAGCGTGAATTCATTCATCAGAGACAGGCAGAGGGGATAGCACTGGCTCAAAAGCGGGGTGTAAAATTCGGCAGAAAAAGGCTTGATTTGCCGGAATCTTTTTATACTGCAAAGGCAAAATACGATGCCGGATTACTCCCATACCGGAAAGCTGCGGAGTTATGCGGCATGACAGCGTCTTCTTTTTACCGTTATTGTCAAAATGAACAATAATAGTTTATAAATTATTTTATTTTTTTAATTAAGAATTGCGTAAAAATGTTGACTTTTTGAAGCAATAAAAATAGGTGAATTTTCCCTATATTTATATACTTTTATATAGTTTAGCATAGTAGCTTCAAAAAGTCAACTTTGCGAAAAATACAAATGATTTATGATTTTGGAGGGAAAAATATGAAAAAAGTACTTTCTTGTTTAATAGTTTTTATTTTGTTTTCAATTTCCATTTTCTCTGTATCTGCAGCAACTGTAACTAATTATATTTATGGGAATCCCAAATTTGATGCGGATAAACATGAAATTATTGTTCCCATTGAAATAAAAAACAATACTGGATTTATGGGGTTTTCAATTTTAGTCTCATATGATGGAAAATGTCTTGCGCCGGTTAGCGTTAGCAAAGGTGATATATTGTCAGGTATATTTGATGATAGCGTTGGAACATCAGCAAATGATAGTATTAAAATTGTTTATAGCGGTACAGAAGATTGTAAAGGCGACGGTGTTTTATTTACTTTAGTTTTTGATATTAAAGAAGACTGTTCACAAAATACAAAATTAGTTCTTTCTTATTCTGAACCAGATACATTTAATGAAAAGTGGCAGGATGTTAAATTTAATTGCGAAGATGTTACTTTGAAATTATCACATTCAGACTCTGACCCTGAAATTAACCCTGACCCCGACCCAGTTGTAAATGAATTATCTTTGTCAGAAAAGATGATTGATTGGCTTAATAGTTTACCATCAATTTTAAAATATCTGCTGTGGATCTTTGTCTATCCGGTAGCATTCATTATTTCATTATTTGAATAATAGGGGGGGATAGGTATTAAAAAAAGTTTTGTTATATCTTTGTTCTTAATGCTATTTATTCTTTTTCAGGTACCGAGTTTTGCGATTAGTGACTTACCAAGTGTCGGAGGTAACACCGTAACAGCAAATAATGGTACAGTATCGGTGCCAATAACAATAGTCGACAATATTGGAATAATGGGATTTAAAATATCTGTTACTTATAATGCGGATTTGTTGAATCCGAAGGACGTTCTTTCAGGAACAGTTACTCAGAGTGGATTGCTCAATAACAGTATTGGAAAAACTAAACCAGGTTTTTTTGATATTGTTTGGAGTTCTACTGAAAATGTTTCAAAAGACGGCACGTTGGCTGTAATAACTTTTGATGTGCTTGAAACAAAAAACTCTGAATTAACGCTTTCGTATAGTCAACCGGACACTTTTGATGAAAACTGGAATGATGTACAACTTAAGTGTAGTGCTATCAAGATTAGTTTTGAGGAATCTGAAAAATCTGATATTACTGAAGTTCCAATAAAACAACCGTCAAATAAAGATATTATTTCGGCGGTTGAATGGTCAAAAGGAACCAATGGGGATATTTTAGCAGAAACAAATAAAACACTTTTTGAATTAACAGGAATGGAACATTATTTTAATAATGTTGATGAAATTGAAGAGTCATATTCAACAGCAGTTTCACAGAACTTTATTGATACAGCGCAAAGTAGTATTGATGGGTCAATAATTGAATCCGTAATAGAAGAGTCTCTTAAGACTTTTGAAATTGACACAATTGATAAAATTCCAGAAAAAAGCGAACAGGGGTTTGTTAGAAAGGTTGAAGTTGATTTAGGGGAATATTCTGATGAATTAAAGACTATATCTGATAAAATCAGCGTTGAAGAAAGTGTGGAGACTATTCGAAAACTATATTCTGAAAATAGCGTCGAAAAAACCAGTGGAGTTACTGTGCCGATAGAAGAAACTCAGGAACCAAATAAAATAAACATTAATAGAATAATTACTATCGTTATAGTTGTATTTCTGGCTTTGGTGCTTTTTTTGTTAATTTATGCTTATAAAAGAAAGCATAATTATTAATATATATTTCTTAAAAAATTGAACAAAATGGAGGAGTAAAAATGTCTAAATCTTTTAAGCGTCTTTTATCTTTTGTTTTATCAATTGTTATGATTTTGAGCGTATTGCCAATGAGTTCCTTTGTTGCATATGCCGCTTATACGGTATATCAGCAAACAGATCCTCGTTGGAAAGACGTTCCATATGGGTACTCTGACCCAGGAGTACAATCATGGATTGGTAAAGGCTCAGGCGGATTAGGATCTGGATGCGGTTTGGTTTCAATTACCAATGCAGTATATTACTTAACGGGTAATTTTATCAATCCAGCAGATCTTGCATCACTTTCATTGGAAAATGGATGTAGAGTTACAGGGGTTGGAACCTCTCATTCATTTCCAAAAGTAGCGGCAGATTATTATGGCCCAACATATAATTTTAAATATGATGGTACATCTATATATGATGATGATCTTATAAGCCATTTGAAAAAGGGTGGGGTTGCACTTGCAACTGTTCCGAATCATTTTATTGCAATTGTAGACTATGATACTTCTTCTGGCAAATTTTTAGTTTTTGATTCTGCCGCAACCAGTTCAAGAGGAACAACAACAAATGGTGACTGGAAAACAAAGACTGAGATAAACACTGGAAAATTAAAAACATCAAAATTTTTCTTTTTCAGCAAAAGAAACAATAGTAATAACTCTGTAGCATCGGCGGTAGTTACTGCTGGATTAGCTAGCGCGGGTAAAGTGACAGGATATGTTCAGCACACAACTTCAAATTCTGGTGTAAATTTTATTAAGCAGTTTGAAGGTTTAAAGTTAAATGCATATACAGATCCCGCAGGTGTATGGACAATTGGTTATGGTCACACTGGCGGAGTTAGTAGAGGTATGTCAATTTCTGAAGCACAGGCAGAACAATATCTAAGAAATGATTTAAAAACTGCAGAGAACGCAGTTAACTCATTAATGAAAAAAAATAACAGATACATAACTCAAAATCAATTTGATGCCCTTGTAAGTTTTACTTTTAATGTTGGTACTGGATGGACAACGACAACCAGTTACAATATTTATAAGTATATGACAACAGGTGTTCACACAGACCAGCAAGTAAAAGATACGTTTGGATCATGGTGTCATGCAGGTGGTGTAACGGTTCCTGGCTTGGTTACAAGAAGAGCAAAAGAAGCGGCACTATACCTTTATGGGTCATACGATGGAGTAGGCGGAAGTAGTACGGGAACAAGCACCAGTACGACAGGAACCGTTTCATCTGGAAATTATTATAATCCTTCTGCTGGATATGGAACTGGCTACTATACAATTACAGCAACAAGTGGTGTGAATGTCAGAACGGGTGCTGGTACAAATTACAGCAAGGTAACTGCTATTCCTAAAGGAACAAAAGTTGCAATTGAATCCGTTAACGGAAACTGGGGTAAGTATTCCTCTGGATGGATATGCTTAGACTATGCCGTCTGGAATGCTCCTCTTGAACCTATAATTAATGTTCCAGCAGCTCCTTCTCTTAATTTAACCAGTTCATCAGATATGGCTGTTGGAAATTCTGTTACAGTAACTTGGTCGCCCGCTGCTGATGCTGACTGTTATGATGTCTATCTTAAAAATAGTAGTGGAGCTGTAAGTCAGAGTTCAACAGGTACCAGAGGAACAAGTGCAGCATTTAAAATAAACACTGCTGGAAAATATACGATTACAGCAGTTTCAAGAAATTCCAAATATACAAGTTCTACATCGAATACGATAACAGTAACAGCTCATAATCCTTCTACTGTAAAATTTGTGGATTGGGATGGTACAGTTATTAGTACGCAGTCAATACCATACAACGGTTCTGCAACGCTCCCGGTTAATCCTTCTCGCTATGGTTGGACCTTTAAGAGTTGGAGTGGTAATTATTCAAGAATTACAAGCAATCAAACAATAACAGCTAATTATGAAAGAAATGTATATACTGTTACTTTTGTTGATGAAGACGGTTCACTTATTGGTTCAAAACAGCGTATTCAGTTTGAAGGCGCTGCAACTGCACCTAATTATACTGCACCAGAAGGCTATACTTTCTTGAAATGGGATAAGGCATTTAATTATATTGAATCAAACCTTACAATCAAACCTGTAAATGTTTGGTCGAATGATGATCTTCCTGTTTTTATTCAGTCAGCTACTACAGCAACAAGAGAGTCAAATGGATATACAGTAAATGTTTCAGTTAAAAATAATCCTAATAAAGCAACAGACGGTCGAGTTATTGTTGCACTTAAAACAACTAATGGTAAGTTGTTGTCCATGACAGAATCTGCTGCGTTCCATTTAAAAACAAATGAAACCAAAAGCATTGAAGTATATATGCCTTATGATAAAGCTGCCGTGATTGCGGATGTATATGTGGTTGAAAAATTTGCAACAGCAATTCCGATTTCTGCAGTAAAATCTATGGAAATTAATCAAGGAACAGCATGGACGAATTGGAGTACAACCAAACCACCAGCAGAAGCGTATCAGGTTGAAAGCAGAACAGAATATCGTTACAGAACAAAGTCAACGACAACAAGTTCAAGTTCTTCGCTTTCTGGTTGGACTAAATATAATACAACATCTGCATGGAGTGCTTATGGCTCTTGGAGCGGTTGGACAGATACATATATTGCTGCGAGTGACTCAAGACAAGTCGAAACACGTTCAGTTACAGCTTCGTATAATTACAAAACTGTATATCATTATTATAGATATGCAAATTCAAGTGGCAGCGCTGGTAGCTATGCTTCATCATCAACATATCCGAATTATCAAGAATGTTATCTTGATAGCCCCTTAACAGAATCAAGCATATATGGAGGATTTAAGTGGTGGTATAATGGCACAAACTACAGAACAATGTGGGCGTGTGCTGATAACGGTTCACAAGTTGTAACAAGTGAAAACAAAAAAACACAGTATCGGTATAGGGATCGCACACTTAATTATACATATTATTATTATAAGTGGAGTGATTGGTCAAGTTGGAGTACAACAAAAACTACAGCAACAGATACAAAGGAGGTAGAGACAAGAACGACATACCGTTATCTTGCAAATGATCCTTCATTAGTTGCAGATAATTCTGGTACAGCAAGAACCATTACAGGTAAAGTAAGCTCATCACTCGCCGGAGAACAGGCTATATTATTTATTTATAAAGTTGATGAGGCATCTGATTTTACGAATGAATATGTTGGACAGACGGTAATTGGTTCTGATGGTTCATATACATTCAGGTTTATTCTCCGTGAAGAACCCAGTATAAAAACAGGGGATTATACAGTTACTCTTGGTATTGAGGGAACCAACGCTGCCATATATCTTGATACAATAGAGGCTCCGAAGCCGCAGTATACTGTTACATATTTGGATTGGGATGGTAGAGTAATTAGTACACAAAAAGTAACAAAAGGACAGAATGCAGTACTACCTTCTACTAATCCTTCAAGGTCTGGATATGACTTTATTTGCTGGAACAATACTGCAACAAATATTCAAGACGATATGACTGTTTCGCCGGTATATAAAATCAAAACATATACGGTTGCTTTTGTTGACTGGACACAAGAAACAGTAAGACTTGAGACTTTTGAACATGGTCAGCCTCTTGTTGCGCCAGAAATAATTAATACAGATGACAGCGTTGTTGCTGGTTGGGATGCTATAATAGATGGTGAAACACTTGTAACAAGTAATATGGTTATAACTGCAAAATATGATAAGAAAGTGTTTACTGTTAACTTCTGCAATGAATCTGGCGAAATATTCAAAACCGAGCAAATTGAATATGGCGATACGGTTATGGCTCCAGACGAATTGGAAAATAATCGTGTTGAATTACTCGGATGGGTTGCCTCTGGCAATCTTGAAAATGTAACAGATGACTTAGTGGTTGTTCCCGTATATCAGTTTAAAGAGACTGTTGCTACTCCTGTTGCTAATATTGAAACCGGCGAATATCAATCAACCCAGGTTGTTTCCCTTAGCTGTGATACAGATGATGCGGTTATTTATTATACATTGGATGGCACGGATCCTTTGGTTGAGGGTATAGAATATACTGGTCCTATTTCAATCAGTAGTTCAAGTGAATTAAGATTTGTTGCGTGTGCTTTTGAAATGAATGATAGTGATATCGAAAGAGAATTATATGCGATAAATAATAATCCTGCTGAAATAATGCACATTGTTACTATTGTTAGTGAGGGAGACGAGGAAAACTATAATAGATTCTTCGTTGCTGATGGTGAGAAGTTGCCTTTTGTATTAAATGATTTTGCTGTTGAAGGTTATACGTTTAATGGCCTTCTGACTGGGGAAACCTTAAGTGATTATTGGAACCTTTCAACAGATGTTGTTTCAGATAGTATTACTTTATATGCAACTTGGACTCCGAATCAATGCACTGTAACTTTCATAGGTTTTGACGGTGAAGTTCTGGAAGTTCAGAATGTTAGATTTATGGAGACAGCGGTTGCTCCTTCATGTGAAAATGTACCAGGCTATATCTTCGTAGGTTTTGACACTACTGATTTCCAGATTAAAGGTGATACAACTATTTCTGCTATCTATATTTCAGAAGATGAGTATGTGTCTATTACCTTAAATAAGAGTAAACTTAAAATGGTTAACGGATATTCTTATTCCTTGTATGCTTCGATAGATAATGCATCAGGTGTGTCACAGACGGTTGTATGGTATTCAGCCGATGAAGATGTTGCGCAGGTTACGGATGACGGTGTTGTTACTGCTACAGGTAAAGGTACAACTACTGTATATGCAATGCTTGAAGAATCTAAATGTATAGCCGAGTGTATTATTACTGTAGAAGCAAATAGCAATGATGAGATTGTTATTCTACCAAACAATGGAATTGGTTTTGATTCTGCAGAACAGCTCCGAGGTATAAGTGTAAGTAATAATAAAGTTTCAGATGTTAAAAAGTTCTTTAGCAATGATTCTTTAGTATTTATTGATATTACAGGATATGTTCTTGAAGATTCAGATTTGATTGGTACGGGTACTCGTGTAAGGTTAATGGACGGCACAACCGTTGTAGACGAAAAAACAATTGTTGTTACAGGCGATATGAATGGCGACGGAAAAATAAATAACCGAGATGCATCAATGATTATTAGATATCTTGTAGACAAAGAGGTTGCTTCATTATGTCAATTGACTGCAATTGATGTTAACGGAGATGGATATGTAAACAATAGAGATGCATCTATGGTTTCACGATATCTTGTAGGCAAGGAAATTATCTGATTTTTACAAGTGGGCGTCATAGATTTTTGTGACGCCCTTTTTTATAAGGAAGTGATTTTTTGAAATATAATTCAAGAAAAACAGTATGTATTATACTTTGCATACTGATTATGTTCTCGATGTTTTCAGAAACAACACCGTTCTTGCTTAAGGCATCGGCATCGTCCGTGTCATATGGTTCGTGGAGTTCTTGGAGCGGTTGGCAAGATTCGGCTGTTTCCGAAGTATCCGAAGGCGGTTCAAAAATAAGAGAAGTTGAGACGCAAACCGTGGAAAGTGCATGGAAAACAGTATATCATTATTACAGATATGCAAGTGTTAATGCTACTTCTGGTGGCAGTGGTAGCTATGCATACAGTTCATCGTATCCATATTATATTACTTATGATTTGGATTATGCATTGACAGAGTATGACAATAATTACGCAAAAACTCGATACCATTATTGGTATAGTTCTTCGAATTGGGTTGGTGTTTATCCTTGTGATACACTTACTACATCAGTTGCAACAGCATGGAAAACTCAGTATAGATATAGAACTCGTTCTTGTACATATTCCTATACTGTGTCTTATAACGCAAATGGCGGAAGCGGCGCACCTTCAAGCCAAACGAAAACAAAAGTAGTAACTGTAAACGGAACAACAAACAATACATTAACCTTAAGTTCAACAAAACCAACAAAAAATTATACAATAACATATAATGCGAACGGTGGTTCTGTTTCAACTGCTACGAAGAGCGTAAGTTGCACATTTAACAAATGGAATACAAAGTCTGATGGTAGTGGCACAGGGTATTCTGCTGGAGGAAGTTTCACAACTAATGCTGACACGACTCTTTATGCCCAGTGGTCAAATCCAACCGCTGGTACATTAGAAACACCCACCCGGACAGGTCATTCGTTTGATGGTTGGTATACTGCTGCATCAGGTGGTAGTAAAATAACTTCTTCAAGCACAATTACTGGCAACACTACACTTTATGCTCATTGGACAGCAAATACATATACCGTTACTTTTAATGCTAACGGCGGAAGCGGCGCACCTGCCAATCAAACTAAAACATATGGTGTAAATCTTACACTTACATCAAGTGTTCCAAGTACGAGTAAAAAATATACAATTACATATAATGCTAATAGCGGAACTTGTTCGGAAACAAGCAAGTCGGTTAGTTGTACTTTCGCAAACTGGAATACAAGCGCCAATGGAAGCGGCACATCATATTCTAAAGGTGGTACCTATTCTAATAACTCTGAGGTAACATTATATGCCCAATGGACAGATCCTACTGCAGGAACATTAGCTACACCTACACAAACAAATTATTCATTTGATGGATGGTATACGGCAGCCTCTGGCGGGACAAAGATTACTTCAACAAGTACAATTTCTGGGAATACAACTCTTTATGCACATTGGACGCTTAATGCATATGATATAATATATGATGCTAATGGGGGTAGTGGCGCTCCTTCAAGTCAGAAAAAAATACATAACGAAACTTTGACATTGACAAGTTCTATTCCTACTACAGTAAAAACATATAAAATAACATACAACGCAAATGGTGGAGCAGCATCAAGTTCAAGTAAATCTGTAAATTGTACATTTAATAAATGGAATACAAAAGCAGATGGCTCAGGTACTTCATATTTAAAAGGAGCTTCGTATACAAATAACGCTGCAGCAACACTTTATGCCCAATGGACAAATCCTACTGCCGGAACATTAACTACACCGACACGAACAGGCTATTATTTTGAAGGATGGTATACTGCAGAATCCGGTGGGACAAAGATTACTTCATCAAGCACAATAACTGGTAACATCACGATTTACGCTCACTGGACAGCGAACACATATACTGTTACTTTTAATCCTAACGGTGGAACATGTTCAACAGAATCAAAATCAATAAAATATGATTCTACATATGGAACTTTACCCATTCCTGTTTATGTAGGGCATATATTCGATGGATGGTTTACTGCTCCTTCATCGGGTTCGCAGTATACTGAAAATTCAACTGTTTCTGTAACAAGCAATACCACATTATATGCTCATTGGACTGATAAGGATATTCGTTCAATTGCTGTAGATTTAAGCAATACACAATCAACTTACTATGTAGGAGATTCATTTGACCCTTCAAAAGTAACGGTTATTGTAACCTATAGTGATGGAGAAACGCAAAGCATAAATAGCGGATTTGTATGTTCACAGCCAACTTTGAATAAAGAAGCTCAAAAACGTGTTACAGTTACATATCAAGAACAGACTGCATATTTTAATATAAATATTACATATGCCCCATTGGAGAGTATTGAAATTGAATCGCTTCCGATAAAGAACGATTATTTTGTAAATGATATTTTTGATTCTGATGGAATAAGTATAAAAGTAATTTATGAAAATGGATACTCGAAAATAGTATATGGCGGATTTGATGTTAATTATGATTTCTCTCAAAGTGGTTCAAGAGCTGTAACTGTTTCATATTCTGAAAATGGAAATACTAAATCAGCTACATTCTATGCTAATGTTGCATCTGCACCCGTAATAAATTCTGATTTTAATGTTGCTTATAGTGGTGAAACTATTTCAATTCCTATTATAATATCCGGTAATCCAGGAATAATGGGAATGAGTTTGAATGTTATTTATGATGATTCTATTATGACACCTATTTCGGTTACAGCGGGTAATATTTTAAGTGGTACTCTTAATGATAGCATTTCAACATCTATAAATAATAGTTTTAAAATTGTTTGGTCGGGTTCGGATGATGTAACAACTGATGGTGTATTATTTAATGTACAATTTTCAATAGCGGATAATGCTTATGGGGAATACACTTTAGAGTTAAATTACGATTTTGATGATACATTTAACTCATCTTGGAATTCGGTTAAATTGGATTGTCAGGATGTAGTATTTAATGTACTTAATCGTGGAGATAATTCTTTGAAAATAATTTCAAGTAATATAACCGCCGAAACTGGTACAATTGTTGAAGTTCCATATAGAATTGTCAATAATACTAACATCTCATCAACAACTGTTACAGTTCACTATAATACAGCTGCTTTTCATGCAATTAACATATTAAGTGGTGATGCTGAAATTAGTTCGGAGGAAATCAATTCATCTCTCGGTACTATTACTGTTGATTTGAACAATATACCATTGAATGGTATTATATCTAATCTATTTACTATTCAATTTGAGGTGAATTACTGTACACCAGAAACTTATCTTCTTTCCGCATATACAACTAACGGTATTGATTGTGAAGAATCATCAATTCGAGTTGTAAATGGTAATACCACTTTGTTCGCTGAAACTGTACAGATTGTCGACGACACAGTGAAAATACCTATTCATATTCAAGGAAATACCGGTATTATGGGATTTAAAGTTTTCTTTAACTATGATTCTTCATTATTAACACCTATTTCTGCAACTGCGGGATCGGCTTTTAGAACCGGAATGATGGATAATAACATTTCTTCTTCACAGCCTGGAAGTTTTTATGTTATTTGGGTTGGTAATGACGATATATCTGCAAATGGTGAATGTATTGTTTTACAATTTAGACTGAAAAATGAAATAGAAAATAATACAATTATTTCTATGGACTATAGTCAAATGGATACATATGATAGCAGTTGGTCAGATGTTGAACTACAGTTAAGAGATATCATTGTTGATTCGAATTCAAATGTTCCGATAGAATACACAATCGCCTTCAATGCAAACGGCGGTCAGTGTTCGACAACGAGTAAGAATGTAATATTTGGCGAAACTTATGGTGAATTGCCAATACCTTCTTCACGAAGAGGATTTGTATTTATAGGTTGGTTTGATTCTTTAACTGGTGGTTCAGAGATAAAAGCAGATACAAAAGTTTCCATTGCTACAAATCAAACATTGTATGCTCATTGGGAACACGATACTTTTATAAAAGTATCAGACAGTGGTATTCATATTGATGGTAAATTCGTTTTCGGAGAAGATATTGTTGGGATGACTGGAAACGAAATCTCTGAACAGTTTGCTAATAATAATATTGCCGTAATGATGTCAACAAGCCGAGCTGCAACAGGGGATACAATAAATCTTATTGATGATACATATATGATTTATGATACGAAGACTTTAATTGTTTTTGGTGATGTAAATGGCGATGGTTGGTATGATGGTATGGATGCAATAATTGTATCTTGCCTTGCAAATGGTATGCTTTCTGAAAACGATGTGACTGAAGCAGTATATTTAGCTGCCGATTGTAACCACGATGGCATAATAAATCAACTTGATGTGGAATTACTTCAACAAGCTGGTGTTCTTATTGGAAATGTTGATCAATCAAAGAGCGATGAAGAGCTTTTGGAAACAAATTCTGCGTACGTTGAGTATCTGAATCTTATCGATCAGAACTTTGAAACTGAAACAATAGAAGTTGTTGAAGATGAAGCCATTGATCCTGCTTACGCATATGAGAATAAAAATATATTTAGTTTTTTAAAGAGTGTTTTTACATTTATTATTAATTTGATTTCTGTATTTAAAGTATTTTAATAATACGAATCTTTATAAGTAAGTGTATGTAAAAAACATAAAAAGAGCCTGGACTGCCATGACGGCGGTTCAGGCTCTTATCATTTTAGGTAGATTATATTTCCTACGCAAGCTCTTCTTTTTTAGAAGGCTGCGTATGGGCTAAAAGCATCTGCAAAGCATCTTCTCTTGCTCTTTCATCAGAATTTCGGGCAGCGTTAAGAAGCTGGATTTCATAATCTGTGAGCACAGGCTCACGCTCAAGAATTTCATCAACTGTCACATTAAATATATCTGCCAGACTTATGAGTATGTCAATAGATGGCTCTCTCGTGCCATTCTCATAACGGACATAAGTGCCATCAGCGCAGCCGAGTTTATCAGCAACCTCGTGTTGTGTAAGTTTATTTTTATTTCTAAATTTTTTTAATTCCATCGAACCACTCCTTTGGAAGTTTCTACTCTAATATTATAAACTTGTTTTGGATTGAAAGATATTACCGATTTGGATAATAAAAAGGTTGACTTTTGCGGTAAAGATATGTATAATATAACCGTATTGGATAAGTACTGTTTGTTAAGCAGTTAATTGATAGTTGAAGAGGAATGAAATATGAGCGAAAAAACATTTATACCGGCAAAGGATAAAACAAACATTTACGATATTAACGGTGTTTTTCGTGCTTGCGCATACTGTCGAGTTTCCACTGAAAGTGATATGCAAAAGACTTCATTTGATATTCAGAAGGAACATTATGAACAGCTCGCAAGTACACATTCAAATTGGGACTTAAGACATATTTATGCTGATGAAGGTATTTCCGGTACTTCCCTTAAAAATCGAGTGCAATTTGCACAGATGATTGATGCCTGTGAAGCAGGGGAGTATGATTTGATAATCACAAAAAGTGTTTCAAGATTTGCCAGAAATGTTGTTGACTGTATTTCACTTGCAAGAAAATTAAAAAATCAATCACCACCTGTGGGTATATATTTTGAAACTGATAATCTTTTCACTCTTTCAGAGGACTCAGAATTAAAGCTTTCTCTGCTTGCAACATTTGCACAGGAAGAGTCTGTAAAAAAGAGCGAAAGCATGGTGTGGTCATTAAAAGAACGGTTTAAAAACGACAAACTCCTAACCCCGGAGCTTTTCGGATATGACAGACCGAGAAATTCCGAGGGTAAATATATTAAAAACACAAAGCTGCAGATTGTAGAGTCTGAAGCTGAAATCGTGCGTTTTATTTTCGATGCGTTTCTGGCAGGATATTCAATTAAAAGTATTGCTGAACTTTTAACGGAAATAGGCTGTAAAACCAAAATCGGAAATACAGAGTGGAGTGAAGGCTCCATTTCATATATTCTGCGCAATGAAAGATATTGCGGTAATGTTCTCACATGGAAAACATTTACTGCTGATATGTTTGAACATAAGCATCGAAAAAACCGCCAAGACCGGGACCAGTATTTATATACAGGAGACCACGATGCAATAATCACATTAGAACAGTTTGAAGCTGCACAGGTACTGTTGGAACAGCACAAGCACGGCTACAAAGGCAGAATGCCGACAATGCAGGTTATTGAATCGGGAATTTTCCGTGGGTATACTCCTGTCAATCATCATTGGATTAACGATAACCCCACCCTATATTATGAAGCATCAAACAGCATTTCGTCAAGAAAAAAATCACGTCAATTTAAAAGAAGTGCATTTAGTGCCTTTGATTTGAAAGGTTACCAGGTTGTTCGCAGCCCATTTATGATGCAAAGAATAGAGCATCCGTGTATTACGGTAACAAATAATAAAATTGCATTTAATGTCCAATGTCTGAATAAATTTGACGATGTCAGGTTTATTCAGCTCCTTTTGCATCCAACCGAAAGAAAAATAGCGATAAGGCCTTGCAGCTCCAGAGATATATACAGTATTTCTTGGAAAAAGGATTCTAATAAAAAAATAATAAATAAATCCATAAACTGTCCGTATTTTGCAAGTGCGTTGTTTCAGATTATGGACTGGAATCCTGATTATAGTTATAAAGCAACCGGTATGTGGGCATCAAGAGGTAATGAAAAAATAATGGTATTTGATTTATCAAATGCAGCACCGTCAACAACCGTGGTTAATAACACAGAAGAGGGAACTGTAAAACACAGGGTTCAGATTTGCCCTGAACAATGGTCAGGTAATTTCGGAGATGATTTTTACTGTCACAGCATAAAAAACATCTTGGCAATAGCTCCGGAAATAGTTGAATGGAATGCATCGGCAAAAAGCCGTCCACTGTATTCTCCTGATCAATTCCAGCCTTTGGATGAAGAGCAGATAACAATGAATTTTGAAAGAATAAGATTAAGTGTGGGAGGTAACAATGAATAACGAATATTTAGACTTTTCCAATAACGCTCTTCTGCGTGAAGATATGTTGGAAGATCAAGAAAAAGTAAGTCTTGCAGGTTATCAAGTTACGAAAGCAGAATTGTTTGCTCATTCGAGAGACCCGGCTATTACAATATGGGATACACGCATAAAGTTTAATATGGCTTGCTTACGCAGATTTCCCGGCGTAACGCATATTCAGCTTTTGATTCATCCAAATGAAAAACGCTTAATTATAAGGCCGTGTGACCCCGACGCTCCTGACTCTCTCCGCTGGGCAAGTGGCGGTGGCGCGAAAGAAATCAAAAACAGAGATATGATATGCAGAATTTTCGCAGCAAAACTTTTTGACTTAATGGGGTGGGATAAAAACAATCATTACAAGATGCTCGGTAAACCGGCAATATCTGATGGTGAGGTTCTTTATCTTTTTAAACTTACAGATTTTGAAATCTTTATTAACAATGCGAAAAAACGACACTCTTATTTACCGGAAGACTGGAGAGACTATTTCGGCGTTCCGGTAGAAGAACACGAAGAATCATATAAAATTGATTTAGCCGAAGGATATGTTTCTTCGGATAATGTATAAGGGAGAATATAAAATGTATAATGATTTTTATATTGACACGATAGATTTGGATGGTTTTAAATCTATAGGCAGTCAAATGTTTTCAACAAACGTAACAACTCCGTATTTAACAATTATGAAAGACGGTATTACATTTAACGATGCTTCTTTTGCTAAATTGGAGAATTGTGAATATATCAGAATAATGCTGAATGCTCCGAAAAAACGAATAGTGGTTATTCCGACCACAGAAAAAGATATAGAAGCAATAAGCTGGAAAAGCGGTTCCAAAAAGAACAGTTATAAAAAATTAATGTGTCCCGGATTTACTTCAATACTACGCAGCGCCTGGAATTTAAGGCCTGACTTAAGATATCGTATGCCAGGCAGATTGGTAAACGATCAGAATAGACCGATGATACTTTATGAACTTGAAGGTGCAAAAGTATTTGAAGGGAAAAAGATTATAGGATGAAAACGGAATCCGCATACATATCTTTTTATTTGAAGTCCGGCGGCATCCTTATTTTTAAAAGCAGTATTGAAAGACTCAACTGCCCGGAGTATATCAAATTCATGGTACATCAAAGCGGGAAATCAATGTTGATGATTCCTTATGATAAGAAGTGTTTAACTTCTTTTAAAACTTCAAAGCGAACCTGGAAAACCGGTAAGAGTATAATTGTTCACAGTAAAAAATTCTGTGAAATTTTAGCTCATCGCCTCGGGTGGGATATGGATTATTCATACAGGGTGCCGGGCAGATTTGACAGCAGCCTCGGAGCAGTTGTTTTTGATTTGACAAAGGCTCTGGAAATATAATTACCTTTGTTCCTCCGCTTGTATCGGGGGAACTTTTGTTAAGAAGGAGGTTCTTTATGGTTTGTTTAACAAGAGATATTCACGGCAACCCTGAAAAAATATTACAATTTGCAGAAAATAATAATTGTACCGAGGACGATATAATTATTATTTTAGGGGACGCAGGATTCAATTATTTTAAAAACAGAAGAGATATAGCAACAAAGCAGATAATCAGTACGATAAAACCGGTGCTGTTTTGCATTCATGGAAATCATGAAATACGACCATACAAAATTCCGACATATACAGAGAAGCAGTTTAATGGGGGAACGGTATGGTATGAAAAGGATTACCCGCGGCTTTTATTTGCGAAGGACGGCGAAGTTTTTGATTTTGAAGGTAAAAGAGCAATCGTTATCGGCGGTGCTTACAGTGTTGATAAATATTTTCGTTTATCTATGGGATATGGATGGTGGCCTGATGAGCAGCCCTCAAAGGAAATAAAGGACTACGTGGTATATCAGTTATCAAAGAATAATGTGGATATAGTTCTCTCCCATACTTGTCCATATAAATTTATTCCCAGGGATACATTCCTTTCGGGAATCGACCAGTCAACTGTGGATGACTCAACAGAAAAGTGGCTTGATAAAATCGAAGAATCAATAGATTATTGCGCCTGGTATTGTGGTCATTGGCATATTGATAGACATGTGGAAAAACTGCATTTTTTAATGAACAGTTTTGAATGTCTTTAAGACACTAATAAATAAAGAGAAATAAGGTGTAAGTATGGAATGGAATGTGTACAGAATTAGTATGCACGGTAAAGGAATCGTTCAATATAATATTTTTGATCACGGCAGATTTCGTGAAAGCTGCAGAAAAACCGCAGTACAGTTTTATGACGATAAAGAAACATTCAAAAAAGATATAGAATCGCATCTTTTGTATTATTTCTGGTCGAAATGCGAGTATGAACTTTATATTGCGGCATCATTAGAAACTGACACAGTTGCAAGAAAAGTTGACATATACAGACAGATAATGCTGAACTGGGAAAGGTTTATTGAGTATCTCTGGGAAAACAGAAATCTGTTGAAAGAGAAGGAAAAGTAAAAGATATGATAACAAAAGAAAGATTTATAAAAATAATAAATAGTATTCGGGAGCAGGAAAAAATTGATGATGAAATTGCCGGCGCGTTATCAAAAGTTTGTGACGGGCTGGTTTCATATGGAATAAATAATAAAGTATATGATGCACTTCGAGATTTGCTTGAAGATGTTTGTAACGATATTTATGGCTACATCGACTGGTGGCTTTACGAAACAGCCGATTATCGGATTTGGTACAAAGACGAAACCGGTAAAGAAATAGAGAGAAAAATAGAAACTGTCGAAGATTTATATGACTATATTCTGGAATGTCAGGATGAATGGATTGCGGCAAAAAACGAGAAAAAATAATTTCCAGGGGTGCTTTATTATGAGTGGTAATGTGTATGTTATGAGTGATATACATGGGAACAGCAGACGCTTTGAATCTGTAATGAAAAAAATCAACCTTCAGCAGGAAGATACCTTATATGTTCTTGGAGATGTAATTGACAGGTATCCTGACGGAATAAAAATATTGCGAAAACTGATGGAAATGCCGAATGTAAAAATGCTGCTCGGAAACCATGAACATATGATGTTGTGTGTGTTGGATAAGGAATACTATAAAAAAATCTATGGCAATAAAAAGCCTATATTCATACATGATGATTTTCTTTGGTACGCTAACGGCGGTTATTGTACGCACACATATTTAAAACATATCCGTAAAGAAATCAGAGCAGAAATTTTTGAGTATTTACGAAACCTTCCGCTGAACTACGACATTAATGTCAATGGTCAGAAATTTAAATTAATACACGGTGGCTGCGTTGAACATTATGAAAAATATAAAAATAGTTATTCCAATATTACAGAATACGCAGTATGGCACAGAATTGATGATGAAACAATGTTTTTCTCCGAGGATTGTGTTTTAGTGTTCGGTCATACCCCGACTAATGATTACAGCTATAAAAATCCTCTTTGTATATTTGAATCAAATAATGTATTCGGAATTGACTGTGGCAGTGGCTTTTCTTTGTCGGAGAGTAAGCGGCATTCATATCCGGATCTTGGCAGGCTTGCTTGTCTGAGATTAAACGATTTGAAAGAATTTTATTCTGATGAATATTATGTGCTTGAAGGAAAAGAGGTGTAATATGACGGATATAAATACAGAACTGTATGATAAAATGTTCGGTGAACAAAAAATGTTCTCCGAATATTTAATATCTTTAGGAGTGGAAGAAGCGTTAAAGCACGCCTACGAATACACAATACGGCAAGATATACTGTATTCACTGCAAGAAAAACAGCTGCCGGACGCACTCGCTGAAGCCTTGCTTCGTTCACTTGCTCCTTTATCTGATATTTATAAAGATTGGGAAAAATACCAGTCAGATTATATATCGGAGCTTCGAGCGGTAATTGAAAATAGAGCAAAGGCAATGATGGATTGATATAAGTTGACTCCGCCGAATTCTTTGGCGGAGTTTTTTAATATTTTAACTTGATTTGAATTTTGGTTTATGTTAGAATAAATATGCTACATAAGTTTTATATCCATTTAAATTGAATCATAATTGTATCTTTGAGACGGGTCGCAAGTGTTTTTATTTTGGTAAAAGCACTGGCTTATTTTTCTTGCGATTGGTCTCAATTCTTGGAAAAACTTGTGTAGCAACATGGAGCCGTGTGTTTTTCGTGCGTGGTTCCCACCACGCATTTTTTTATTTTAATAGAGTTTTTCTGCCCGGCTTCGATAAGTCGGGCGTTTTGCTTTTGTTAGGGGAGGTAGTATATGAAAAAATTTAAAAGTCTTATAATTGTAATTGCAGTTATATTAGGATTAGGTTTTGTTGGCTCTCTTCTGCCGGACGAAGAACCTACTCCAGATAATTCTGTGTCTGTTTCGGAAGAAACGAGTGAAAGTACGGAAAGTACTTCTGAAGAGATAACAACCGAAGAAATTACTTCTGTGACGACCTCTTCGACTACAACAACCACCACTACGAAAAGTACCACTACGACCAAAATAGGTACATATTCTCCTGTTATACAAAATGCATCTTCACTTCCAAAGTATAATGGCTCGCCTTACGCTGTTGTGAATAATAACAACCCGCAGTTCAGTGCAGCGGATAAGAAGAACACGAAAGCGTTTGAAAAATATAGCAATCTTGATTCACTTGGAAGGTGCGGTGTTGCTTATGCAAATGTATGCCGTGAAATTATGCCGATAGAACCGCGCGGTGAAATCGGTATGGTTAAGCCAAGTGGATGGCAGACTATCAGATATAACGGTGTAGTAGAAGGAAATTATCTTTATAACCGCTGCCATTTGATTGGATATCAACTTGCCGGGGAGAATGCGAATGTCAAGAATCTGATAACCGGCACAAGATATATGAATACCCAGGGTATGGAGCCATTTGAGAGTAAAGTTGCAAATTTTGTTGAATCAACTGGGTATCATGTACTTTACAGAGTTACACCGGTATTTGTCGGAAATGAACTTGTTGCTCGTGGTGTCAGAATGGAGGCTTACTCGGTTGAAGATAATGGTGCGGGCATCTGTTTCAATGTATTCTGCTTTAATGTTCAGCCGGATATTTCAATAAATTATGCTACCGGTGACAGTTCTCTTAACAACGATGCAACCACGAAAGGTTCGACCACAAAAGCCACTACGAAGAATACTACAACTCCAAACCGGTCAAATAACGGTGATTCATCGGATTGTAATTATATTGCGAATAAAAATTCAAAGAAGTTTCACTACCCGAGCTGCAAGTCTGTAGATCAGATGAGTGAAAAGAATAAATGGTATTTTAACGGTTCACGCGATACTTTGATAGAACAAGGATATGTTCCTTGCAAAAACTGTAACCCATAAATTTAATAAACTCTTACGCCCTTGCCGAAAAGGTAAGGGTGATTTTTTTTGCTATTGGTACGAATTTCAGCTTTTTCTTTTGACTGGCATTTGCAAGGAGGTGTCAGTCAATGACAGAAAATCAAAAGTCTGAAATAAAAAGACTTCGTGAATCCGGTTTCGGATATAAAAAAATTTCTTCTGAAACAGGGATATCCATTAATACAATCAAATCGTTTTTAAAGACAAATGATGAGTTTGCAACACAAAAGAATCATTGCCTGAATTGCGGAACTCTTGTTGTTCAGACTCCGCATAGAAAACTTAAAAAGTTCTGCTCTGACAAATGCCGTAATGCATGGTGGTCGGCACACCCGGAAAACCGTAAAGAAAAGCCGTATACCCATACTTGTTTATGTTGCGGAAGAGAGTTTTCTACAGATAGGGTGGTAAGCAAATACTGTTCAAAAAGGTGTTTTGCTGAAGCTCGGAGGGGGGCGGAGAATAATGAATGAGGACTTAAATTCAAGAATTAACACTTTCCGCCTGGTGCTTTCTTTATATATAAAGATGCGGGATTCCGGGATAATTTCAGAAGCTGAATTTATAGAAATTGAGTCTATAACTGCCAAGGAATGCGGACTAAATTCGTCTACTATATTTACAGATATTACTGGATATCATTAAGTATTAGAGTTAATATCTGTAGCTGACAAGGAGGTAATATTATGGATAGGAAAATAAAACAGGTCGATTTTCCAATGGCAGAATTTCCGAAGATAACAAGGGTTGCTGCATACGCTCGTGTTTCTGACGGAAAGGATGCAATGCTTCAATCACTTTCCGCACAGGTCAGTTATTACAGCAGACTTATTCAGAACCATAGCGGTTGGCAATATTGCGGAGTGTATTCCGATGAAGCGGTTACCGGAACAAAAGAAACAAGGGCAGACTTTCAGAGATTACTCGATGATTGCCGCAAGGGCAAAATAGATGTGATTATCACGAAATCAATATCAAGGTTTGCAAGAAACACAGTTACTTTACTGGAGACTGTAAGGGAGCTGAAGCTGCTCGGAATTGATGTTGTTTTTGAAGAACAGAATATCCACACTTTGAGTGCGGAAGGGGAGTTAATGCTGACAATTCTTGCCTCATATGCTCAAGAAGAGAGCCTTTCGGTAAGTGAGAATATGAAGTGGAGAGTCAGGAGTAAGTTTCAAAATGGGATACCCTGGAACGGAACATTACTGGGGTACAGAATTGAAAACAATCAGTATGTCATAGTTGAAGATGAAGCGGAAATAATCAGAACAATCTATGATTTATATCTGTTAGGCTTAGGTTATGAAGCAATTGCGAGGGAGCTGAACGAGAGAAATATAAAAACGCGAAACGGCAATGACTGGACTCATTCCTCTGTTTTATGGATTCTTCATAACTATTCTTATACCGGTAACCTTCTGCTGCAGCGTACATATACGGAGAATCATTTAACAAAAAAATATCGTTTCAACAAAGGCGAGTTTCCAATGTATCATGCGGAATCATCACATCAACCCATTATTTCTTTGGAAATGTTCAATGCTGTTCAGGCTGAGGCTGCGGAAAGAGCAAGAAAATTCAGTAAGGTTGAAAATAAGAATACCACAGAATTGACGGGCAGAGTTTTTTGCGGAAACTGCGGAAAGCGCTGCAGAAGAAAAATTCGACATGGTACACCCATATGGATTTGCAATACATACAATTCGCAGGGAAAAGAGGCATGTGCAGCAAAAGCCGTCCCTGAAAGCGTACTGCTTAATTGGGATTCAAGGTACAATGCGAAATGTTTTATTTTATGCAACGACAATAAGGTGATTGTAAAATCAGACGATGACAGTGAAATAATTGAAAAATGGGCAGATAATTCCAGAACCGACAGCTGGACTTCTGAAAAGAAAAAGTTACAATCAGAAAGGATGAAGGAATCATGGCGGAAGAGAGAAAAATAACTGTAATTCCGGCAACGATTAATCCGTTGACAAGACGACCGTCAATTTCATCAGGTAAAAGACGAACAGCAGGATACGCACGTGTTTCAACGGATAAGGATGAACAGTTTACTTCTTATGAGGCCCAGGTTGATTATTATACAAATTACATTAAGTCGCATTCTGAATGGGAGTTCGTAAAAGTATATACCGATGAGGGACTCACCGGGTTGAATATCAAGCATCGTGACGGATTCAATGAGATGGTAGAGGATGCACTGAACGGAAAAATTGACCTTATAATTACAAAATCGGTGAGCCGTTTTGCACGAAATACGGTTGATAGCTTGATTACCATCCGTAAGCTGAAAGCAAAAGGTGTAGAGGTTTATTTTGAAAAAGACAATATTTGGTCTTTTGACGGAAAAGGGGAGCTGATTCTCACAATAATGTCCTCTCTGGCTCAAGAAGAAAGCCGGAACATATCGGAGAACGTAACCTGGGGTAAGCGAAAAAAATTTGAAGACGGAAAAGTTTACCTTCCTTACAAGTGCTTCCTCGGATATGAAAAGGGAGCCAGTAAGGATGACCCTCCGGTCGTGAATCCTGAACAGGCAAAACTGGTACGAAGGATTTATTCATTATTTATGAGTGGGCAGACACCTTTCGGTATTGCAAAGTTATTAACATCCGAGGGAATACCGAGTCCGGGCGGAAAAGAAAAATGGCCCGCAAGTACAATCATAAGTATTCTGACAAACGAAAAATATAAAGGCGCGGCAAGGCTGCAGAAGAAATTTACCGTTGACTTTCTTACCAAGAAAATGAAAATCAATGAAGGTGAAGTTCCACAGTTCTTTATAGACGACAGCCACGAAGCCATAATTGCTCCCGAAGAATGGGAAGCCGTCCAGGACGAGCTGAAACGAAGAAAAGCACTGGGCAAAGCCTATAGCAGTAAAAATATTTTAAGTTCTAAAATTTACTGCGGTGACTGCGGCGATTTATATGGTCTGAAGACCTGGCATTCCACCGATAAGTATAAAAAGGTCGTGATGCTTTGCAACAGTAAATATAAAGAGGGAAAGCCGAAATGCACCACGCCGTCTTTGACTGAAGCTGATGTAAAGGAACGGTTTGTTAAGGTTTACAATGAAATGTATGAAAGCAGAGACATGATTATTTCAATCTGCAGAAATGTAAAAAATAAGTATACCGACACAACAGAGTTTGACCGTGAGCTTGCGGTATTGCACGATGAGATTGAGGTTTTAAAAGAAATGGTGCAGAAGTGCATTTCAGAGAATGCTGCGACTCCGCAGGACCAGGAAGAATACAATTTACGATATAACAGTTATATTGAAAGATATGAACAGCTGAGTTCACGCTTTGACGAACTTACAGTTCTGAAAGAAGAAAAACTTGCGAAACGAAGGTCAATAGAAAGGTTTATAGCTACCTTATCAAAACAGGAGAATTTACTGACGGAGTTTGACAACTGGCTGTGGCTTTCAACTGTTGAAAATGTGACTGTAAAAAGTGACGGCACTCTGGTTTTCAAATTCTATTACGGAGCGGAAATCGAAGGGTGATAAAACAATAGAGAATAATAGAGCCTGCCGAGGTGATTGCCTCGGCAGGCTTTGTGTTATAAAGTTTTTTGAATATTCCAATCATATTAGTTATATTTTATGAATAATTACTTATTTACAATTTGTAATTTTAGATATATAATATTTAGTAATAGGTATAGAGGGGGATGTTGTTATGAATAGGGCGTTTAAACAAATAAACAAAAAAGTAATTTCATTATTCTTGGTTGTAATTGTTTTATTTAGCGTTATTCCAACAGTGCTTTTTTCAGCTTTTGCAGAGGAAATTGACAAGACGAAATTTATTATGCCTATTGAAAGTTTTGATGCCAGTGCGGTGAGGATTAATACACCAGAAGATTTAATAGCAATAGCAAATAATATGTACGGTTCATATGTTCTTGCAAATGATATTGATATGTCAGGATACAATTGGACTCCTATCGGAAAAAGTTTATCGTCTCCTTTTTATGGGAAACTTGATGGACAAGGGCATAAAATAATAAATCTTAATATCAATATCAGTATTAATTCTGCAAGTTTAAATAGTCCAGCACATGCTGTGGGCCTGTTTGGAGTTTGTTCTGGTGCAGTAATTAAAAATATTGATTTTGAAAACGCTTCAGTTTCTGTATCTAATTCATCAGGTTATGAATATACAAATGTAAAAATCGAAGGTCGCAACATATACGCTGGTGTTGTATGTGGATATGCAGAAAATGCAACCGTTGTTTATAATTGTTGCGTTTCCGGCAATGTTAGTGCTACATCGACAGGTGAAGCTGAAGATGCATTTTCAGGTTCTATTGTCGGTGCTGTTAAATCTGCAGTTGTTTCAGCAACATATAGTAATTGTACTACAAAAGCATCAACACAAAATCAAATGTACGATTGTTCTGCTTTTGCAGGCGGTCTTGTCGGTTCGGTAATAGGACCCTGTGATATTGATAGATGCTATAATGCCGGCAGCGTATCAGCTACAACATTGGATTTCGGTATAGCATATTCAGGAGGACTTGTAGGATTTAGCTCTGCAGGTCAGGGACTGTTCAATGTAACTGATTCGTTTAATGAAGCAGCAATAACAGCTCGAGCAGGAAACCTTTTTAGTTCAGATGCAATTGCAGGTGGTATTGTAGGAAAATTGAGCGGTTCTATACAGAGAACATATAATTCTGGAGCAGTTACATCAGCTACATCTTCTGTTATTGGTGAAGGCAATGCTTATGCCGGCGGTATTGCAGGAAATGCGACTTCAAATTCGGTAATTGAAAGTTCATTTATTCTTAATTCAACAGTTGCGGCTTCGTCTGAGGCATCAAAGTATCAGTATCGAATTTCTTACGGTGGAGAAAAATATAATAACGGAAGTGTTTCCACATATACCTCTGGTTCCACGATAGATGCTGATTACATGTACTCCAGAGATACCTATACGGGAGAAGATGTATTTTCTTCAACAGGTTGGAATTTTGGGAGCGTTTGGGAGTTTATCGCAGACAAAGATTTCCCTCAGTTAAGACATGTTGATACTCAAGACGAGGAATATAGCGAAAACTTTATTGAGCAACACGCAAACTTTATCAGTGGACAGGCATACTCTGATTTTAAAAATTATAAACGTTGGGCACAGATATACTGGAGCGATGAAATTGCCAATTATTATAGGTCATCAGATGCTCATTATAAAATGGCTGAATATGCTGCTGATATAATTAATTTTAGGTTTCCCGATATTTTTGAAAATTTATATGAAGTTATGGTTGCTGATTATGTTGCTAATCAAGGCATAACGGATAACATAGAAGAACTTTCAAAAATAAATATTCCACTGTGCGGAGAAAAAATTTACAAAAAAGGAAAAAGTTTTATAGAAAGTCATTGGGAATCCGGCTGGGGTGAACTTAGCGATGAAGATTTGTTTTGGCTTTTCCATTATGAGGATCGCCCTTCCGAAGAGTGGATAAATAGTAATTTTGAAGATCATATTTCTGAAATTGTTTATGATACGCGACATTCTGCTGACTTTTTAACTTCTGTGTTTGGCTTTACTACCGATGCTGTTGATACTGCGATTTTAGCAAAAGATGGTTATAACAAAGTTGTTAACTGGATAAATGCTTGTAATAAATTTTCAGTACAAATTGATTCTTTTATGCAATCAACGGAAGAATTTAAGACATTCCTTCAAATTATTTATGATAATTTACCTGATGATAGTTTGAAAGGAAAATTGAGAAGTGCTTTAGGCCGATATACAGGTTTTATAGGCGATACAAAAGAAGAGATTTATTATGAATTATGGGCTGATTTTGTATTAGACGAAACGATTGACAGTGTAATAAAGAAAGGTAAAGAAAAATTAACTAAGAAAACTAAAGAATGGTTGCTTAAAGATATTTCCGCTGCCGCCTCGGCTGAACTTAAGCTGTTAGGCTGGACAGCCGATTCGATTTTTAAAATAGCTGACCTTATTGCCAATAATGGTGATTTAGCTGAATTCCGAGAACTCTTAAAATATAATTGTTATTTTGAAAAAGCAACTTTCAATGCTTTGGAAATAGTTGAATCACAATTTATGTCAGATCAGAACTATGACAATGCTAAGCTGTTTGACGAGGCTTTTAAATTTGTTAAGGAAACTGAAATATATTCTATGGATATTTATGCTCAGTACCTTGATAAATATCAAACTGCCTGGACGACCAAAATCGCTAATGGTTTATCGAGTTCATCTATGAGTTCTGAAATAGAAAGCGTAATGGTTGATAAGCTGGATTTATATAATCTTCTTTGTCATGGAACACAGTATGACCTTGGCGGAAAAATTGTTACCGTTGCATGTCCGACAGATGTTTATATATATGATGAACAGAATAATCTGGTTGCTTCTATCGAAGATAATCTGATGACAATGAAAAGTTCTGGAATAGCGTCATTTGTTTCAACAAACATTAAAATGTTTGCTTTACCATTGGATCAAGATTATACTGTTAAGGTAATTGCGACAGGAAACGGAAATATGAATTATTATGTTTCTGAATATAATTCTGAGATGGAAAATATTCAAACGGTTGTTTATTCAGATATTGATATTTCTGTTGGAGAATCCTTTACATCAACAGTATCAAAAAATAGTAATGAAACACCTGAAGCGTATGATTTATATGATACAAACAATGAATCGGTTGCTTCTTCTGAAGTAATTACACTGGAAACTTTAATTCCTGTTGAAAATGTTTCTATAGATAAATCTCATAAGAAAATATTGTTAAATAACACATATCAGGTTACAGCGCAAGTATTCCCGACTGATGCTTCAAATAAATCATTGGTGTGGGTTACTGGTGATTCTTTCATTGCGCAAATAGATTCAAACGGTAATTTGCTTGCAAATGCTATCGGCACAACTGAAGTTGCAGCATACTCAATGTTTGGAGGTATAAGTGATTATTTTGAATTAACAGTTGTAGACCCATCTGTTTTGACTGTTATGACTACGTCTCTTCCAAATGTTGAACCGAATAAAAACTATTCGTATCAACTTTCAGCTGTTGGAGGGGATAATCTGACATGGAGTTTTGACGGTTCTTTACCTTCTGGGCTCAGCATTTCGGATGATGGTATCATTAGCGGAAAAACCAGTTCTGAGGGACAATACACTCTTACCGTTTCTGTTTCAGATGGAATAAATACAGCAAGCGAAGAATTATTATTGATTGTAGGTTCAGGTAAGAGTTCACCCATCATCACAACCGAAACGATTCCTACAGCAAAACAAGGTGAATATTTTGAATATAAACTTTCCGCAAATGGTTCTCCGAATATAAGTTGGAAAATCAAGGAGGGTAATCTCCCTGCCGGCATTCAATTGTTTGAAAGTGGACTGTTAAAGGGTATTCCTCAAGAAAACGGTACGTTTTATGTAACTATTGTTGCTTCAAACGGTTCTGGAAAAGATGATTCTAAAGAATTTTTATTTGAATGCAAGTGTCCTATTGTTGACGAAGGTATAATGGGAAATATTTCTTGGACGGTTTACAGCAACGGTACTTTACAACTTGATGGCTCTGGAGCTATTTCGGATTATGATGAGGGCTCTGCGCCTTGGTATAAATACAGAAAAGATATTGAACGCATTATTTTTGCTGATGAAATTAGTGCAATTGGTTCATATGCTTTTGAAGGTTTTTCATCCTTAAAGAATCTTGTTATACCGCAAACTGTTTCTCAGATAAGCGAATATGCTCTGTATAATTGCAATGCTTTAGAAGAGTTAACTGTTCCGTTTGTCGGCAAAACATATTCATCAAATAATACTTATGATGCAGTATTGGGTTATATTTTTGGTAGATGCAGTACCTCCGAAAATGGAGTATCACAGTACTATAAGTTAGCTGATAATAGCTTTTCTGGATATGACTATAAAATTCCTTCAAGTTTAAAAACCGTTAATATTTCAAATGCGATACAGATACCATTTGGTGCTTTTAATGGTTGTACCACTATTTCGGAAATCAATGTTAATGAAGGAGTTTCTACAATTAACGGATATGCTTTTGCAGATTGTAGCGGATTAACAAATATTATTATTCCGGATAGTGTTAATAATCTATCTGAAAGCATATTTGATGGCTGCTCTTCACTCCAGTCCATAACATTACCGTTTATAGGCTCTTCCAGAACTGCTAACAATTCATACGATGCAGTATTTGGATACATATTCGGCCGTTGCAGCAATACTGAAGGTGTCAAGCAATATTATATTTTGAAAGATAATTCGTATTATTCATATAATTATGCAATTCCAGAATCTTTAAAAGAAGTTATAATAACTGATGCTGACTTTATTCCTTTCGGTGCATTTCATAATTGTTCCAATATTAATGAATTTAAAATAAATGATATTTCTCATATTAGCGGATATGCTTTTGCTAACTGCAATGGAATCAAAGATTTCATTGTTCCAGAAAGTGTAACCGGAATAGATGAATATGCTTTTAATGGTTGTACTAATATTTCATCTATCAGCATTCCGTTCTTAGGTTCTTCAAGATCTGCAAACGGAACTTATGACGCTGTATTAGGCTATATTTTTGGTCGTTCTTCATCAGGCGTGGTACAATACGGTGTTGTGTCAGGTACGTCCTTATCTGGTTATTACTATGCAATTCCTTCAAATCTTAAATCTGTAACAGTTACAGATGCATCGATTATTCCAATAGGAGCTTTTTCAAACTGTACAAATATCACCTATATTAAAGTAAATGAAGGAATATCAGAATTATCGGATTATTCTTTGATGGAATGTACAGGCTTAAAGGAAATTCGCTTACCTTCTACTTTAAATGTGTTGTCATATGATATATTATATGATTGTTCAAGTCTTGAAAAAGTATATATTTATTCACGGAATTGTAATATTGATAATTATAATGAAACAATACCTTCTGGAGCAACAATTTATGCATATTCAGGTTCAACTGCTCAAAGCTATGCAAACTTATTAAGAAGAAACTTTATTCCAATTGATGTTGCCATTTCGTCTTCTGTTTTAAGAATTGATAATAATAAAAAGATTATTTATGGTATTTCGTCAAGTTTGGAAGATGTTATGTCTGTAATAACGGTTTCGGGCGAAGGAACTGCAGAAACAAGTCCGAATAGCAGAGCGGTAACAGGAACTAAAATTGAATTAAAGGATATTTCTGGTTCTGTTACTGATTGTTATTATGTTGTGGTTTTCGGTGATGTAAATGGTGATGGCGTGTATGACGGTACGGATGCAATAATCGTAAACTGCATTGCAAAAGGTCTCCTTTCAAAAGCGCAGGTCGGTGAAGCGATATATATGGCTGCTGACTGCAACCATGACGATGTTATAGATGAAAATGACGTTGCACTTCTCGAACAGGCAGGCATTCTTCTTGCGAGCGTTGACCAGTCAAAGAGCGAGGAGGAGCTGATTGAAACAAATTCAGCTTATGTCGAATATCTGAATCTCATCGACCAGACGGTTAAGGAAGAGACAACAGATACTGCTGAGGACGAACCAACCGTACCTAAAATTGAGCCGGCAAGACCTGAACCGCTGATTTTCAGAATTGTAAATGCTATTGCTCTTATTTTCTGGTCAGTAGTAAATTTCTTCACAAATCTTTTTGATTAAATTTTAATATGGCAGCTTAATTGAAAGTTAAGCATAAAATAGCATAACAGCAATACAGCCCTCCGGGATTGAACCTCGGAGGGCTGTTTTTCAACTGGTTTATAAACTGAATTCATCTCGGTATTGATTCGGATTATATCTTGGAAACTTATTTTGTTATCTTTTTTCAGGGGGGTGTAAAATTTTAAAGGGGGGTGTGTAGCGTTTTAC